ATTAACAAAAATCAGGACAAGGCGACGAAGCCGAAGACAGTACAGATAGTACGGCAAGGCGAGGCAACGCTGTACTGGTTTAAATTTAATCCACTATACTTCACTTTTAATCGGCTTGCCCGCAAACACGTTTAAACTTAAAATCCCCGTGTTTGACACAATACCGAGCAGATTATGTTTTTTGTCCTTTCCCCTGCGAAGAACCTTAATGAAAAAGACCCTGCCCCTGTCAGCGAGTTTACCCAACCCGACCTGCTGGCAGAGTCCGACATTCTAATGCAGCAGTTGCGCGAGCTTGCGCCGCAACAGATTGCCGAACTGATGCACGTTTCCGACAAAATTGCCCTCTTAAACGCGCAGCGCAATGCAGAATGGAACACGCCGTTTACGCCGGAAAACGCCAAACAGGCGGTCTTTATGTTCAACGGCGATGTTTACGAAGGTATGGATGCAAACACATTGAATACCGATCAAATACAATATCTGCAAGGGCGCGTACGCCTGCTGTCCGGCCTGTACGGCCTTCTGCGTCCACTGGACCTGATACAGCCTTACCGTTTGGAAATGGGGACGGCATTTGCCAATTTGCGCGGGAAGAATTTGTATGAGTTTTGGGGAGACATCATTACCAACCTTTTAAATGACACGCTTGCCCAAGCAGGCAGCAATACGCTTGTCAACCTTGCCTCACAGGAATATTTCAAGTCCGTCAACACGAAAACACTTCGGGCGCGGCTGATTACCCCGATATTTAAAGACGAAAAAAACGGTAAATATAAAATCATCAGTTTCTATGCCAAGCGCGCGCGCGGATTAATGGTGCGCTATGCGGCAGAACACAATATTACCGATCCTGAAATGCTGAAAAATTTTAATTACGAAGGCTACGCATTCAATGACGCGGCTTCCAATGAAAGTGAATGGGTGTTTATGCGTTCGGAACAAATAAAGTGAAAACAATAAATTAAGTATTTTCCGAAAAAAGTGCTTGGCAAAATGTATAAACTTCATTATTATTCGTCTTCTTCAAGAAGATGGAAGCGTGGCAGAGCGGTTTAATGCAACGGTCTTGAAAACCGTCGAGGGTTGATAGCCCTCCGTGAGTTCGAATCTCACCGCTTCCGCCAATCCTTGAGGTCAAAAACCAAATAAAAATGAAGTAGCATAAAGCATCGGCATTTTTATTTGGTTTTACTTCATTATCGGAAACGTGGCAGAGAGGCTGAATGCAGCGGACTCGAAATCCGCTGAGGGTGCAAATCCTCCGTGGGTTCGAATCCCACCGTTTCCGCCAGAAAACAAAACCGCCCTGATTCAGGGCGGTTCTTTTTTGTTCAAGTTGTGTCAATTACCATATAAAAATCATCGGTTTGCCCTATCAAAACGCGTCAAAGTAAATCATTTGCAATCTTGCGGCATCTTCTTATTGCATTTTTTTTATGGTAATGTGTATGGTAATTTTTGGATAAATGGGAAATTACCATAATGGCGAAAATCATTACGCCGCTGTCGGCAAATCAGGTTAAAAATGCGAAGCCGCGCGATAAGCTGTATAAGTTGTCGGACGGGGGCGGGCTGGCTTTGTGGGTCTACCCGACGGGCGGGCGGAGTTGGAAGCTGTCGTTTGTGCAGGATGGAAGGCAGCAGACAATTTCGCTGGGGCGGTATCCTGATTTTTCGCTGGCCGATGCGCGGGAATGGCGGGAGGAGGTGCGCCGAAAACGGGCGCACGGGGAAAATGTCGTCAATAAGAAGGTGCGGGCGGATTTTGCTTTTGAGAAGGTGGCGCGTGATTGGTTTGTGCGTTGGTCGAAGGGGCGGTCTGAAAAGTATGCCGGACAGGTTATGCGGAATTTTGAGCGGTGGGTTTTTCCGGCTATCGGCAATCTTGATATTCGTCAAGTCAGGACGGCGGATGTGGTCGGCTGTCTGCGTGTGATGGAGGCGCGCGGTATCGTTGATACGTTGCGCAAAACGAAAAACAGTCTGAAGATGGTGTTTGCGTTTGCGGTCGGTTCGGGAATGATGGAAATCAACCCTGTCGCGCAAATCGGTTCGGGTGTGTTTGAACGGGCGAAAACGGGGAATATGGCGGCGTTGAGTCCGTCTGAATTGCCGCGCCTGATTGATTTTTTGGAGCAGCGCAATGAATTTGCGGTTTATGCGGGCAGGGTGCGTATCCATCCTGTAACGCGGCTTTGTATCTATTGGCTGCTGTTGACAATGACGCGGATTCAGGAGGCGGCGTTGATGGAGTGGTCGGAGTTGGACGGGGAGGTTTGGCGTATCCCCGCCGAACGGAAAAAGGAGCGGCGGGGGCATGATGTGCCGCTGTCGCGGGCGATGCAGTGGGTGTTGGATCAGGCGCGGGCGTTGAATGTGAACGGGCGGTTTGTGTTTGAAAGTGTGAATTTTCAAGGGCATATCAATAAGGAAAGTCCGCGCGTGGCGATGCAGCGGGCGGGGCTGGATACGACGGCGCACGGTTTGCGCTTGCTTGCGCGTACTTATTTGCGCGAGGTTCTGAAGGTGGATAATGATGTGGCGGAAAAGCTGCTTGCCCATTCGTTGGGGACGAGGACGCAAACGGCTTACAACCGCTCGGAGCTTTGGGAGGAGCGTAAGGATGCGCTGGAACGGTGGGGGAATGATGTTTTGAGGCTTGCCAAAAACGGAAAATGATTTTTTTGTGTGTGTGTTTGTATTATGCGGAAACGCAAATAAAAAACCGTTTCCGCATTTTTATTGGAAGGCTTTTTTGCAACCGCTTTACACGAAGGCGGTTTTTTGTGTAAGAACTGCTATAATAGCAGCCTGTCATCGTCAGGAGCGGCTAATGCCTTTAAAATTCCAACCAAGGGAACGTTCGGTTATCATGTGCGACTTTCGCGGTTATGAAGAACCGGAAATGGTCAAGAAACGCCCTGTCGTCGTCATAGCGCGAAACAGGCACAACGGCAAACTGGTAACGGTCGTACCCTTAAGCAGCACAGAACCTGTCCCTTTGGCGGACTACCACCACAAAATGAGTGGAAACCCCTTACCGGACAAGCCGCACATCCAATGTTGGGCAAAATGCGACATGACGGCAACAGTCGGATTGGCACGATTAGACCGATACAAACCCAAAGGGCGCGACCGCTGCATTCCAATAATCAGTGAAGAGGATTTTCAGGCGATTAAAACAGCCGTTGCCAAGGCATTCAAACTGTACTAGAATAAAACCGTTCCCTTAAAGGGGCTTGCAAGACTGTTCTGAAATATGGGCAGCCGCGCACGGGCGACAGGCGATGACAAGCCGTCCGTGCGTGTGATGGGGCGCGGAATGCGCCCCTTGTCGTATCTGCAAACGCCTACAAATCCCCAATCAGCCTTTCAATCAAGGCTGTTTTGGACAAACCCGCCTTTGCCGCCTCCTGTTCCAGTTTGGCTATCGTTGTGTCCGCCTTAACGGGCGATTTAAGAACCGCTTTACACGAAGGCGGTTTTTTTGTATAGTCCGGTTCACGAGGTACAGAATCTTGAAAATAGTCAAGCAATGCCGTATATTCCGACGCAAGGATTTATTTTCAACATCAGCTTAAGGGGATGACAATGGGACATATTTATTCGGAAAGCCGTGATTTCCGCCTTTCAGACGGCTGGGACGGCAATGACTGACAACCTAATACAGATAGCAACGCCGATATTGACTGTTATCGGCGTTTTTGTTGCCGCTTACGGCATCATGAGGAATACAGAAAACGCCAAAAAGTGCGCCACCATCGACATGATCATGGCCGAACGTAACAATGCCGCCCTTCAAGAAGCCATAACCATAGTAAACGGGCTGGCAAAAACAGACGGATGCATACTCGCCACCTATACATCGGATACCCCGGACAAGAAGAAAGACCGTGAAGCCATACTGACAGTTTTAAACCAGCGCGAATTTGTCTGTGCGGGCGTATTGGGCGGAGCACTGCACGAGAAAATGTATAAAGATTTCGAATACTCCATGCTGTTACGTGACTGGGACAACCTAAGCAGCTTCATTTTTGAAATACGCCGTATCAGGAGCGCACCGACGGCCTTTCAAGAATTTGAAGCCGTAGCCCGAAAATGGAAGAAAAAGCCTCTGAAAACCAAATAGCTTAATAGCTTAACATCCGCCGCAACATAGGCCGTCTGAAATTCAGACGGCCTTTCAGTTTGCCGCCTACGGTTTTTTGGGAAACCCCTTGCATGTGCAGGGGTTTTGTTTTATATTCCTGTTCGTGGCGTCAGAAACCACACTACAGCGGCAATCACTCCGTCAATGTGATTTTTTCATGTCTATAGTTTTCTTTCCTTGTTGTTTGTTTCGATAGCAGGAAGTTTCTATGACCGCGTGGGCGACGAATACAAGACCCGAAAGGGGAATAAGTCCGCCCTCCTATGTGGGTTCTTAACCGCGCGTCCGCCCATTTGGGCTAATTCTCTTGACACATTTCCATAACTCTATATAATATTTCCCACGGTGCTTGAAAACACCTGACAAACAGCGTATATCCAACACGATAGAGTGGAATTTTTTACGTCTATACGTATCAAATCGATTTACTCCTATGTGGGGGTGCGCCTACCCGTAAGGCTGGCGGCGCGTCTGTTTGCGTGTTTTCAACACCCCTGCGCCCAATTTGGGCATTCCTAAATCCTACATGCTGTTGAAGACCGCGACCCTATCCGCCACATGGCGGCTTTTTTATGCTTGCAGAAAATAGAAAGATTGGATATATTACGAAACACGAGGCGTCGAAAACCTCTACTAGAACGGCATTCACCCCGTCAGCGTGAATTTTTTACGTCCATAAGTTTTCTTGTTTGGTTGTTTGTTTCGATATATCCGAACTAGTTTCCTATGGTCGGGAGGGTGCGGAATACAATACCCGCAAGGGGAATAACGCCGGCCTTTTCTAGTAGGTTTTCGAACCTCCCGACCACCCATTTGGGTCTTTCGAAACTAAACTAGGAAACTATCATGAACGTATCTGTTCTCAATTTTGGTAACACCCCTGTATCTTTCCGTCAAGACGGTTTTTTAAATGCAACCGCCATTGCATCTCACTTTGGCAAGTTACCTAAAGACTACCTAAAAAGTGAACAAACTCAACAATATATCTCTGCACTTGCTGAGAATTTAAGCGTTAGGAGAAAAATCCTAACGGAAGCAAATCAAATAGTTATCGTGAAGCGTGGTGGCAGTGAGCAAGGCACATGGCTGCATCCCAAACTCGCTATTCACTTTGCCCGTTGGCTTAATCCGAAATTTGCGGTTTGGTGCGATGAGCAGATTGAAATTTTACTTAACGGCAAAATTTCAGACGGCATAAAAACAGTTACCCCCAAACCCACCCGCGCCCTTCCGGACGGCTTGACCGGCGAACAAATCGAAGCCGTCAAAAAACTGCACAACGCCCTGACCAAATCCGCACCCAAAGAAGCGCAGGCGCGTATCGCCATTACCCTTTGGTCTGCCGTCAAAAGCAAGTTCGGATGCAGCTACAAAGAAGTACCTGCCGAACAGTTCCCCGAAGTTTTAAGCGTGATGAGCCGCGTGGCAGTTGAAAACGGCGTGCTGTACGGCGAAGTCCTCGACCGCGAACCGTTACCCGCACCGCAACCTGCCCTGCCCATCAGCGGCAACGCCCTGTACGACCTCGCCGTTGCCGTCAGATACGGCGCGTGGGCCATCCAAATGGGCAGAGACGTTTCCCTGCCGCTGAAGCAGCTCGGCTGCAAACAGGCGGTAACGATGTGGACGGTCTGGGCGGAAACACGCAGCCGCCTCAAAGCCGCCGCAAACGCCCTCGAAGCCTTAAACGCACACGCCGACGCGGAACACGCGGCAAAAATCCGCCCGATGCTGCCCGAAATCCGCAACCTGTCGTCGGTTTGATGCAGTAGGGAATACAAAAGCCGTCTGAATGTGAAAACGCCCTAATCGGGCGTTTTTTTATTGCTGTAACCCCAGGGCTTCCAAAACTTCGCGGGTGTCCCATACGGGGGATGTGAGTGGGGTTTTCAGACGGCACGGTATCCGTCCGTCTTTTTCCATACGCAGCAGTGTCGAGTTTGAAATGGGGCGGTTGCGGCAGGTTGCGTAGGCAATCAGTTCGCGGATGGTCGGGCGGTCTATCCTTGCGCCCAGTTCGTTGATGTTCATTTTTTTACTCTCCTGTAATGACTCGGTTTCGGGAAGCGGCGTAATACGGCATCGGCGGCCGTGATGAAAAGCCATACCGCCAATGCCTCAGCGCCGGAAAATGACAGCGCGATGATGATTTTTAATAGGGTGTCCATCAGGCTTTCCTTTTTTCTCTAGTTTCGTACTCATAAATGAACATCGGGAACGCCTGCCCGCTTCTGACAAGATTTAAATCCGGTATCTGATCGGTAATCAGACAAGAAAACCGCCCGTCCCCGCCGTTTCCCGTCGAACAGCAAATCACAAGGTTGCCGCCAAATGGAATCGTATCTTGATTCGTGTTCATCTTTACTGCTCCGGCAAATACGTTTTAAAAATCAAATCTTCAAGTCGGCGGTAAACCTTCCCGGTCTGCACCAATGACTCGGTTTCGGGAAGCGCGGCCAAAAGCTTCCGCATATGACCGGCAATCGCCTGTAACACAAGCTGCTCGCCGCGCGTTTTGTTGTGTTTGGCAACCATCGCCGCCAGCCCGTAAACCGCCAAGTCCATCATTGCCTCCACGCTGTCGGCTTCAGCGGAATGCAAGAGATTAATCTCTATGTCATTCTTGATGTTCTCGTTTTCTTCCTGAAAGTTCATTTTTCCAGCTCCGGCACTTCCGCGTCGCCGTGTATCCATCGGTAGTCTTTCAATTCTTCGGCTTCGCGTTGTCTGATTTCGGCGTCGATTTGGGCGTTCAACCCGTCAATCTCTGCCTGTTTGTCGGCGACGGCTAAGCGCATAGCGGTCAGGCTGTTTTCAGCCTTGACTTGCACTGCGGCTTCTGATTGCGGTTGGCAGGCGTAGATGCCGGCGGCTACGACTGCGAGTAAGGCGGTGCGGATCAAGTATTTCATTTTGATTCCTCGTTATTGGGGGTAACGGCTTAATATCAGGCAGCGTTTTTGAGGTTGTCTTTTGCCAGACAGATGAGCGCCTTTCTGACGGCGGCAAAGGGGGTTTTGTACTCTGGCTCTATGCCGACAAGCAGCTCCCCGTCTGTGTTGATGATGTCGCATCCGTAGCGTTCGGTGGGGTAGCCGTAGTCGTTTTTCCCCTGTTCTGCGGTTACGCGGATGTCGATGGAGTATTCTTCTGTGATGGTCATTTTGGGGTCTTTCGGAGTTGGGTTTTTGTGGAGATCGTCTGAAGGTTCACAATTTCAGACGACCTTTTTTTTTAGGCGATTATGCCGAAATAGATGTCGATTTCAGGGAAGGCTTTTTGTACGGCTTCGGAAATGTCTTTTGCCGCTTGTTCGATTACAGCATCGATTTGCTGCAATTCGTACCACAGGACGAGTGCGCCGCTGTTTTTGTCGATGCGGAATTTCAACAGGGCTTCAACAAAGTAGGATGCACCGCCTTGATGCGGGGTGAACTCGATGCCGAAACGTTCAAACATTTTGAGGTTTTTCTCTGTTTGCCCTGAGTCTTCGGATTGGAAGGTAAAGTTGATTCTGCCGTCCTGTTCACGATAGCCTTGTTTGAAGGTGGTTTTTTCGGTGTACTCGAGATTGAGCGCGAAATCCAATACTTCGGCGGCGGTCGGGTAAACGGAATTTTCGTTACCGGGATTTTTGGATACGATGTTGCGGGCATTGTTGGTCAGGAAATGGGAAAACTCCATCTGATTCATGCGGTGCGCATTGTTGTTCAGCCAGTTGGATGCCGATGTAGTGTGTTGCGGGGTGTATACGGCATAAAAATCGAGCCAGCCAGGAGCTTGTTGCGTATGGCCGTTGATGACGGCGGTGACATCAATACGCCCTGATTTGAAATCGGCATCAATGTAGATTTGTGTGCCGTCCTGTTTGTGTTTTTGTACAAACTTAATAAGACTGGCGGTATCGTGCATGAGGAATTTGCCGCACTTGCGGTACGGGTTTTGCATCAATTCGGGGTGTGATTTGTATCTCCAGCCACCGTCTTGGTCTGGTGTGAATACAAGCAGAGTATTGTTCGGTGCAAACTCAAAAAAAGGTTTTTGAGCTGCTTGTAAGGCGGTTTTAATCATGTTTTCTTGGGTTTCCATTTTAGATTTCCTTTTGGGTTTGAGTTAGTTGGATCTGACCATTTTCAACGTGCTTGACGTATTGGGAACTTGTTTGAGTTTCAATTTTCCTTGTGCCGGATCGTCGGCTTGGATGTTGCCGTCAGGTGTAGCAAAGACGATGCCGCCTTCGCGTTTTTCTTTGGGCAGTTTGGTTGCTACATCGTGGCTGATTTTTACCGTTCCGCTTTGGATGTTTTGGGGTTGGATTTTGAGCTTGACAGTAATTTCTGACTGTTTACCGTGAGCAAGGCAGGCACGCACCGCTTCACTCATGGCTTCGCCTAATTCACGGTCTAACCAGCCGCTATTTACGGTCGGTATTTGCTTGGAGGCAGGAACAAATTTCTTTTCTTGGGTTTCCATTTTTGATTTTCCTTTAAAGAGGGGTTAGTTAGGTTGCCGGTATCACGGGATGACAATACCGAGGAGGTTATTTAATTTTGAGAATTTCCAAAGATTCCACGGTGGAGCGAGCTATTCCAAACTCGTTAAGTGCGGCAAAGCCGGCTGCTGGTATGGTGGATGCTCCGTAATTTATTTTTGGAATAAAATTTTCGTTCAGGGCGACGGCGGTTCTTGCGAGATTTAGCAAAGCGTCGAAATTTTCTTTAGGGATGGTGATGGTTTCCATGTCGGTACTCCATGTGGCTGTTGTTTGTTTCGATGGGTGTATTTAAACATAGCGTTTAATAATATGCAACAATCTGTTTAAGATTTATAAACATTTTGATTATTAAAAGAATTTATTTTTGAGATTTCGCAGGCGCAAAAAAACCGCCTATTAAGGCGGCTTTGTCGGTTTTGTGTTGTTTTCAGGTTCGGCGGGGCATGAAAAAAGCCCGCATAATGCGGGCGGGTTGTTTAATCTGTGGGGCCGTATGCCACATCAACTATCAGCTTCGTTTTCCTTAGGTGTTGGTTGATAGCATAAATTTCGTGCCATGCCTTGCTTAGATAATACTGCCGAAGCATCGGGATTTTAGATAGCCGGTGTGGCATTGGGATATTTCGTGCGCACCATAGCCGCAACAGAGTGTCTTCGTCATCGATTTGGATATGTTTTAAGATTAAGCCGCTTGAACCGACGGGCAATAGATACCTTGCGTCAGGGTTGGCAAAATGCTTACCGGAACCATCAAAGTCATACAATACATTTGGCTTGAGGTCTTTGTAGTTCTCTTTTCTGCGCGGCGCAGATACTTCGCCAAGCCACTCAAAGCACAGGGTTGCTGTTCTGTGATGCAGCTCGTGAACCTTCAACTCTCCTTGTACGCCAAGGAAATTCATACCGGCATCGTACTCACCAGGCCACCAAGGGGAATCAAAACGCCTATTTTTGACAATCTTGAAAGCCCTATCAATATTATCTCGTCGTAATAGCAACATTTTTCAATCCAGCACGCTCCACCAAAATACCCTGCCGATAACGGTCAGGCTGTCCAAGGGGGCGTTTTCGTCGCCATAGAAACCGCTGTTGTGGCTGCGTATCAGAACGCTGTTGCCGGGCTGCCGTATCAGGTACTTCACGCGGAACATACCGTCCTGGGCGAAGGCGTAGATTTTGCCGTCGCGTATGGCGGTTTCGCCCGTATCTACGGCAATTGCCGCGTCTTCTGCGATTTTTTCCTCCATACTGTCGCCGGTCAGGGTGCAGCAAAACACGTTGTCGGGATTGATGCCTTTGCGTTTAAGCGTGGATTTGCCGAACGGCAGGCGGTAGCCGTTGTAATCGGGGATTTCATACGTGCCTACTCCGCCTTTGAAGCAGCTCTCTTTGAGGTAGGGGACGAAAACATAATCATCGTCGGGCAGCGGGTCGTTGCTGCTCCACGTCATCGGGCGGTGGATGTCTTTGACTTCGTGGGGTAGGTCGGGGTCAATAAGGACGGGCGCGGTTCGGCTGCCTTCACCTGTTCTCAGCCATGTTTCAGATACACCGAATGCTTTTGCTACTTCAGGCAGCGCCTTTGCCGCTATGCCACGACTTTCCCAGTTTTTCAAAGCCTGTTGGCTGATATTCAGACGCTCTGCTATGTCAGCCGGCTTTAAAACTCCCTGCTCTTTGGCTATCTCAAAAAGTCTGTCAGTTGTCTCGTGCATTGTCATTTTTAATCCTATTCGCGGTTGGCTTAATTATTCTCCCATATTTAAACAAAATGTTGTTACACAAGACTTGATTTTTATCTAAACATAGTGTTTAATATTAGCATTAGATTTAAACATTTGGTTTATTTATGGATAAAAGAGTCAATGAAGACAAACGCCTGTTGCAATCAATCGGCAGTTACGCGGAAGTTGGTCGAATAACAGGGAATAGCCCTCAATGCGTTTTCAATTGGACGAAGCGCGGGATACCTGCACGAATAAAACTTAAGTATCCCGACCTGTTTTTGAACTCAAAGAAACCAGACGACCAACCCAAATAAAAAAAGCCTGTCGTGGAAAACTCGCTGTGGGCTGGGGAAGCCGCATTGATGACGATAATTTTTAATATTGGAGTTCTCGATGAATCGAACAAAAACGTGTAAGGAGTGCGGAGAGATTAAGCCGATAACGGCGTTTCCGAAAAACGGCTTTGACAGAAAAACCGGGCTGCAAAAATACGCGCCCCGATGCCGCCGATGCCACAACGTCTATCAGCAAGATTTGCTGTACAAGCGCCGTGAAAAAGAATTTGAGCAAAAGCAGGCAGTCATGGCGGCATTGATGGACGCCGAGCGCGAAAAAGAGGAGGCAGCTAAGGCGCGAAGCATCGCACAAAGCCTCGTGTTGGCGAAAGCAGCCTGTCCGATACTGCACATCGGCTTGTGGACTGAGCCGTTATTTATCCCTCAAGGGATGTTACAGATTTAATTACCCTGTACTGATTAATCGCGCAATCAGTGTTTAGCCCGCCCTCTCCAGAGTGATTCTTGTGTGCGTGGGTGGGTATTTTTTACGCCTAAAAAACGTAAAGGATGACTGAAAATGAATAAAAAATATGCAACAAAAGCCGAAATTAATGCCGCCGCGCATGACCGGTGGCGTGAGGTTTTAGAAGCGTGCGGCATACCGTCCGAAATTTTAGATAAAAAACATCACCCCTGTCCGTCATGCGGCGGCTCCGACCGATTCAGGTTTACGGACGGTAGCGGTTCAAGTCGCGGGAGTGGTGTTTGGATTTGCAATCAATGCAAGCCGGAAGGCGGCAGTCCGTTTGATTTGTTGATGGATGTTTGCGGGTATAGTTTTAACGAGGCTAGAGACAAAGTTGCCTCCTTGCTTGGGTTGGCGCATGGGGATTTGGTAGATAAGGCTCCGAAGCTGTTACCTCCTCCTGCTCCAGTAAAGGAGGAGGAGCGTGATTTGTGGAAGCCAATCGTTCCTGTGCCTGAATATGCGCTGAATTCTATGAGCTTTGGGAATGGATTTAGAAAATCAGACGACCTGATTTTTAAATCTGTTTTCCGCGATAGCTCCAGCGCGGTTTTGGGCGGTGTTGCCCGATTTAGAAAATCAGACGGCGGAAAAATCGATCTGCCTTATACGTTTTGCGAGCATAAGAAAACAGGCGAAAAGATGTGGCGTTGGCGTTGTTGGGATAACCCGCGCCCATTGTACGGTCTTGATTCTTTGGTTGCTGACCCATCATTACCGGTTTTGGTTGTCGAGGGGGAGAAATGTAAGAACGCGGCAGATGCTCAGGGTTATAACTATGCCGTCCTGACGTGGCATGGCGGTTGTAATAACTGGGATAAGTCGGATTGGTCGGCGGTCGTTGATCGTGATGTCGTCTTGTGGCCTGATTGCGATTCGCTGCGCCAAAAGCTAACAAAGAAAGATCGCGATGATGGTGTTGACCCTGAATCCAAACCGTTTCTGCCGCGCAATGAGCAGGGCGGAATGAAGGCGATGCTTGGTATTGCTGAGGTACTGACAAAGCAGAATTGCCGTGTTTGGTTGGTCAATATTCCTGCTCCAGGGATATGGCCTCATGGTTTCGATATTGCCGATGCGATTGCAGACGGCGGGCGCATCTGCGACCCTTCCGAAGTGTTGAGCTGGATGGGCGCGGCGGATTGGTTGGTTGAGTATGTGCCGGAAGCGGAAATGCCGTCTGAAAACTCTCCCGCACCCATTCAAGATATGGAGCCGGAATCTGAGCAGTTGCATGAATCTCTCGAAGCAACAGGCAATCAAGGGGGTGCGGGGGATGTGGATGACGAATATTTGGCCAAATTGCAAAAGCTGAAATCAGAATTTGGGCTGGTTGAAGGTAAAGACCACGGCGTGAACAGAAAAACAGGGGTTACATATACCCGAAAGGCAATGACTGTTCATTTCGGCAAAGACGTTGTCGATGCTTGGTATGAATGGGGCCGTGCGCCGGTGCTGACTATGTACGAAATCAACCGTCTGAAAAAAGACTACGCATTGATTCAGGCGGTAAAAGATGATGACACGCAAGATATGATGGAGCGTTTCATTTATCTTGATGGTTCGGCATCGATTTGGGACAACAAACTATGGCGCGTTGTCCCTGAAAAGGCGGCTCGTCTGTCGATGACGCCTGATGGTTTTAAAATTTGGGTCAATAGCCCGAGCCGAATTGTAAAACGGTTCGACCGATTGGTCTTTGAGCCTGGTCGGGTGTTGTCTGACGACTATATCAACATCTTCCGAGGCATGCCGATTGAACCGAAATTCCCGATTCCCAAAGAGGATATGCCCGAAACAAACTACGAATTGTATAGATTATTCCCTGAAATCAAGCCGATTCTGAATTTGATTAATCACTTATGTAATGGGGATTACCAACAGGTCGAATACATTTTGAATTGGCTGGCTTATCCGTTACAAAACGTAGGCGCGAAGATGACGACCGCCGTTGTCATGCACGGTCATATACACGGTGCGGGTAAATCTTTCTTTTTCGAGGAAATCGTGAAGCCGATGTACGGCGAATACGGCGCAACATATGGTCAAGAGGACTTGGAAAGCAACTATACGGCAAACCGATCAGGCAAAATGTTCGGTATTTTTGAAGAGGTTTACACAAATCAGCAAAAATACAATAAAACAGGCAGCCAAAAACATATGATTACCGGCAAGACGATGCGCGTCGAGCGGAAATTCCAGGATGCTTACGAAGAAGCAAACCATATGAATTGTGTGTTTTTGCGTAATGAATCTCATCCTTTCAAAATTGAGGAAAACGACCGGCGTTATTTCGTTGTATGGCCTGAGAAAAAGTTGGACAAAAAATTGCGCGATGAAGTTTTAGACTGTATCGGCAACGATGGTGTCCGTTTGTTTTACAGTTTCCTGCTGTGTTGGAATTTTTATCTGACTTACGGGCAACAGGGAGCAGAAAACGAAAAAGGATACGAGGTAATCAAACTGGAAGAGCCTGTAAGATTCGATCCAAACACGCCGCCGCCGATGACTGCCGCGAAACAAAACGTCATTTCCTATGGCCGATATGCTTGGCAAACCTTTTATTCGGAGTGGGCTGGCGGTGGTATTAAAGACCTGCCGTTTTGCTGTTGCATTACAGACGACCTTTGGTTGGTTTACAAAGAGTGGTGCAGGCAAAACGGCGAGCGGGAAACTGGTAAAACAAAGTTTCTCCAACACATTGCTGAGAAGATGCCGCGGGCGCGGCGCTGGTGGCGGACGAAAAATAAAGATGGCGACGTATCGTGTCAAAACTGGATTTTTAAGCCGGCTGGCTGGCAAGCGGCGGACGGATTGCCGGAAATGGATGCCCTGGGCAATGAGGTTTTACGATTCCGCAGCGCTGGTTGGAGGTATCGCGGCGGTGAAGAAGTTTGACGATTGAGTCTGACATATGTATGATGTTTTCAAAACGCGTGCGGCAGAGTTGTCGGGCGCGTTTTGTAGTTTGGATTTTTGGTTGTGCCATAAATTTGTGCCATTGTGCCATGCTCTGTGCCATTTTTTAACCCGCCGCGATATTGATACGCTGATTGAGGAAGGCTTGGTGGAAGAGCGTTTTGAGCAAGGCGTCAGTAAATTTTATGCAAAAGAGGCCGTCTGAAAATGGAAAAGCAAGACAACATCACCCCGCCGCACTATCGAAGCCGCGCCGTGGAATGCATTGAATTTACCGAACGGCTGAATTTCTGCATGGGTAATGCGTTTAAGTATGTCTGGCGTCATCGGGAAAAGAACGGCGCGGAGGATTTGAAAAAGGCGCGATGGTATTTGCAGCGGCAGCTTGATTCTTGTGCCGTAATGCATCTGTTGGAACCCGAAGAATATGCGGAGTTAATGGACGGTCTGGAAAAATGCGAATTGGATGACCTGATGCAGCATGTACTGGAAGAAATTCTCTATCATGCATTTTTTGAATCTGAAGACAGTCTGCTTGCGGCAATGTGCGGTGTTTCCGAACTGTTGAAGGGATACGGCGATGAGCGGACATGACTATGCGGTAGAACTTGAAGAAGCGCGAGAGATTCTGAACAGCCTTCGAAAAGCCTACAAGGAACATGCGGCAGGCAGGGGCATGACCAAGCGGTACAAAATCAAAGACCGCGAAATGGAGTTTTCCAGCCTTGCCGATTTGTTGAAGCAGATACGGTTCTGGCAGCAGGAAATCAAGCGGCTGGAAGCGGCGGCGGGTGTTTCCCCGCGCCGTTCAGGCCGTATCATCACGCGATTTTAGGATGAGCTATGGCAAAACAATCAAATGCCGCGCCGAAAAAGCGCGGTTTTTTTGCGCGTTTGTTCGGCAGGCGGGAAGCCGTCCCGAAAACAGCCCGCCGCAACTTTGCAGGGGCGCGTCCGGTCGGGTCGCTGGCTTCGTGGCAGCCGCAAAACTGGTCGGCGGACGCTTTGGCGCGGTCAGACCTTGACCGCCTGCGCACTCGCGCCCGCAGCCTTGCACGCGACAACGACTACATGCGCAAGTTTTTGAATATGGTCGAAAGCAACGTTATCGGGCGCGACGGTTTTGCCCTGCAAATGCGTGTTTTGCTGGATAACGCCGACAAGCCCGATGCCTTGGCGAACAAGGCCATTGAAGCAGCGTTTTCCCGCTGGGCGCGGCGCGGCGTGTGCGACGTTACCGGCCAGATGTCTTTTACCGACCTGCAACGGCTGCTGATTCGCAGCGTGGCGCGGGACGGCGAAGTGCTGATTCGTCATATTTCAGGGTTTGACAATGATTACGGCTATGCGTTGCAGGTGCTGGATATTGACCGTTTGGATACGGGATACAACGTTCCGCAGCAAAACGGGCGTAACGCCGTGCGCATGGGTGTTGAGTTAAACAGCTATTCCCGTCCTGTAGCGTACTGGTTGCGGACGGCACATCCGGGCGAATCATACGGACAGACGAATACGGGCAATTTACGCGAACGGGTGCCGGCAGAGCAAATCAGCCATATTTTCCTGCATGACCGCCCAGAGCAGCGGCGCGGCTTTCCGTGGGTGGCTTCGGCCATCATCGGCCTGCAAAACCTGTCGGGCTATCAGGAAGCGGCCATTATCGCTGCCCGTGTCGGTGCATCGAAAATGGGCTTTTTCAAACAGACGGAAGACGCCGACAACTTCATGCCGCCGATTGACGGGCAAGAGGTCGATAACGGGCGCGGCAGCATCGATTTAATCGATTCGGTCGAGCCGGGTACGTTTCACGAACTGCCGCAGGGTTACGACTTTACGCCGTTTGATCCGGATTACCCGCACGCCAATTACGACGCATTCGTCAAAGCCAGCCTGCGCGGTATCGCCAGCGGTTTGAACGTGGCTTATCACAGCTTGGCGAACGACCTTGAGGGCGTGAACTTTTCCAGTATCCGCAGCGGGACGCTGGAGGAACGCGACACATGGATGACGTTGCAAAACTGGTTTGCCGACGCGTTCTTGTATGACGTATTCGATCGCTGGATTGAGGCGGCGTTGCTAATGGGCGCAATCAAGATGCCGTCCGGCAAATCGCTGCCTGCCGGCAAGCTGGACAAGTTCAAGGCCTGCAACTGGCAGGGGCGCCGCTGGTCGTGGGTTGACCCGCTGAAAGATATTAATGCGCATAAAGAGGCGGTGGCGCTGGCAGTCAAATCCCGCCGCGATATTTGCGCGGAAATGGGTTTGGATTTTGAAGATGTTATTACCCAAATCGAACAGGAAAACCAGATGTTGGCAGGAAAAGGAATCATTGCCGACGTAAAACCGGCCGCATCGGCGGCAGAACCGGAATCGGAGGATAACCCGAATGAAGAAAATGAAGCCTGATAAGGCGCAAATGCAGCAAATGAGCCGCTTTGCCGTATTTCAGCGCGAAAGTGTTGATGTTGAAAAACGGACGGTCGAAGTGGCGTTTTCCAGCGAAGAATCGGTACGCCGTTGGTTCGGTGATGAAGTATTAAGTCATGCGCAGGGTGCTGTTGACTTAAGCCGCCTGAACGACGGCGGCGCGGTGTTGTTCAATCATGACTGGGACGACCAAATCGGCATCATCGAACGTGCTTGGATTGATGCCGACAAGCGCGGCCGTGCCTTGGTACGTTTTGGCAACGGTACGAAGGCAACGGAAAAATTCCAAGACGTGCAAGACGGCATCCTACGCCATATCAGCGTCGGCTACCGAGTGGAGGATATGGTATTGGACAATCCCGATACTGACGATGAGGGCTACCGTTACATCGTTACCCGCTGGATGCCGTATGAAATCAGTTTTGTAACCGTTCCTGCAGACCCGACAGTAGGTGTAGGCAGGTCGGTGGAACCATTTATTGAAAACCCTGTAAACCCAACCCCTGAAAAAGGAAATCGAAACATGGATAAAAATCAAACGCCCACTACGGTGGAAACTTCCGCCGCTGCAATCCCTGCCGCCGCAGCAACCGATACCAACAACACCGCCGAACGCGGTATGCAGAACGAACGCGCGCGCGTTTCCGAACTGCTGGCCATTGGTCGCAGTTACGCCGCCCACGGCGGTATCGAAGCAGCCGAAAAGGTTATTAAAGAGGGCGGCAGTGAAGCACAATTACGCGCCGCCATCATGGCAAACATGCAGACGAAGCCGACCGTTACCGCCGGTGAAATCGGCATGACTGATAAAGAACAGCGTGAATTTTCCCTTCTCCGCGCCATGTCTGCCGCCGCAACCGGCAAATGGGACAAAGCGGGCTTGGAACGCGAAGTGTCGGAAGAGTTGGAAAAACGACATGGTCGCGCAGCGGCAGGCTTCTTTGTGCCGACTGATTTGATTGCCCGCGCTTACAGCAAAGGCAATGCGGCAAACGGCGGCAACGTCATCGAAAACGACTTCCGCGAAGACTTGTTCATCGAACTGCTGCGCAACCGACTTGCCGTTGCCCAGTTGGGCGCCACCGTACTGGACGGCTTGGTCGGCGACATCACTATTCCGAAACACCTGACCGGAAACACCGTTCAATGGGTGGATGAAAACGGCAGCGCGACCGAATCGAATGCCACTTTCGGACAAATGAGCCTGAAACCGAAAACCGTTACCGCCAATACTGAATTGAGCCGCAAATTCATTTTGCAATCCTCGCTGTCTGCCGAACAGTTCGCCCGCAGCGAATTATTGAAAGCGATGATGCTGGGTATCGATTTGGCGGCCATCAACGGCAAAGGTACCGGCAACGAACCGACCGGCATCCTGAATACCGCCGGCATCGGCGCGGTGGAAATCGGTGCGAACGGCGGTGCGCCCGAATGGAAGCATATCGTCGCTTTGGAAAGTGCCATTGCCGCCGCCAATGCCGACATCGGCGATTTGGCATACATCACCAATGCCCGCGTCCGCGGTCTGCTGAAAACCAAGCTGAAGGCCGACGGCGTGTCCGGCTACATCTGGCAGGACGGCGCAACGCCGTTGAACGGCTACCGTTGCGCGGTATCAAACCAAATTCCGTCCAACCTGACCAAAGGCACGGCGGCCAACAAATGCAGCCCGCTGATTTTTGGTAACTGGTCTGATTTGATGATTGCGCACTGGGGCGTTTTGGATGTGATTGTTGATCCGTACACCAAGTCTACTACGGGCGCGGTACGCATCACCACGTTGCAAGATGTGGATATTGCCGTCCGTCATGTCGAATCCTTTGCCGCCATTAAAGACATCGCGGCTGCTTGATTGTGAAACCCAAGGTCGTCTGAATTTCAGACGACCTTATTAATTGAGGTATTAAAAATGGCAAAAATCAAAATTATCCCGACCCGTAGTTTTTTCGATGGTGAACAGACGTTTGCCACAGGGAAAAAATATTCGGTGGACGAATCTGCGGCGGCTGTCTATATCCGCGAAGGTTGGGCGGCAGAAGCGCCTGCCAAAGAGGCCGAATCCCCTGTTGCCGATGGCGGCGAAGCTGAAGATAGCGGTAACGCATCCGGTGAGGGCGGCGAGGACGGCAGTGTTTAACGAGCCGCTGAACGTGTTTACCAATCCTGCCGATTTCGGTGAAACCGTGATGATTGGCGGTAAAGAGGTAAACGCGATATTTGACCGTGAATTTATAACGGATAGCGGGTTTGGCGTTGCCGTTGCCAATGCCGACCCGCAAATCATCGTTACTGAAGACGACCTGCCGGAAGACGTGAAGTCGGTGGTTGTTACCGTGCGTGGCAAACGTTATGCGGTGGCGGAAACCGATTTTGACGGCTGCGGAATGGTTGTTGTGCAATTGAGGGCGATACATGACAAGCCGACTTACTGAAATCCGCAATGCGGCGACAGATGTGCTGAAAACGAAGTTCCAGCGCGTGTATTCCGGGCGTGGTTTCGCGCCTGCGCAATCGCAGTTGCCGTGTGTTGTGGTGTACGTTGACCGTCGCCGAACAGAACAGGAAACGTTTGATTTTCCGCCTACCTACCGGCATACGGTGCGGCTGGTTACGTTGGTTTGCGTGCAGGCTGCTTCCGGTGCGGACGAACTGGCGGAAGAGATGCTGTCTTTGATTGGGCAGTTGTTTGCCGAACATTCCGATTTGGGTGTTGGTGATTTGGAAAATCTGGTGCCTGATTTGCTGAATATCGATTCCGACGAAAGCGGCGAGGCCGTTACCGTCTATTATCAGCAAGGATGGCAGGCAATTTATTTTGATACGGCAGTCTGATTTCAGATTGCCTTTAATTTGGAGTTAAAGTATGGCAGTGAAATTACCGAACGGTGCGACCGTTCACATTGCGACCGCTTTGGCGGCGGAGAAAAAAGCTACGGTGGCAACTAATGCTGCCGAATGCGTCCTGACGGTAGCAGGACACGGGTTTGCCAACGGCGATTTGGTTTTGTTTAAAAGCGGCTGGGGAAAGTTGAATGAACGCGTTTTCCAGATTGGCGATGTCAAAGCCGATACATTCAAGCTGACCGGCATTGATACTTCCAATGCAGATGAGTTTCCGGCAGGCAGCGGTATTGGTGCTGTTCAGAAAATTACCGATTGGGTGCAAGTTTCGCAAATTGTAGAATTTTCGACCAGTGGCGGCGAGCAGCAATATGTGGATTTTGGTTTCCTGGAGGACGATTTTGACCAGCAAATCCCATCCACGAAATCAGCTATGTCAATGTCGATTAAGATCGCTGACGATACTTCGTTGTCCGGCTACAAGGCGGCTGCAAAATGCAGCGATAAAGGCGGCAAGTGGCCTTTGAAAGTGGTTTTGAAAGGTGGTGGGCTGATTTGCTATAACGGTTATCCCAGCATGAATAAAACCCCCGAATTGGTTCGTAACCAAGTAATGGCGGTAACGTTGTCCTACGCCATTTCCGGCGAAGTAAACCGTTATTGATTTTATCGGCATATCAAGGTTGTCCGAGTTACTCGGGCAACCTTATTTATTTGGAGTATTGAAATGGCAAAACTCACTTTGAAGCCTGATGCAACTTTCCGACATACCGTAAAAATCCCTGTTCCCGGTGCAGAACCTGCGGACGTCGAATTTGAATTTAAGGCGCGCGGCCGCAAGGCAATGAAAGAATTTACCGAAAAGCATAAAGACGGCTGGACGGCAGATACCGTCTTAGATTGTGTTCAAGGCTGGGATTTGGAAGAAGCATTCGACCGGCAGAATGTCGAAATCCTGCTGGATAGCTATCCGATGGCGGTGTTTGCCATCGTCAACGGCTATGTTGAGGAAGTCTTCAATGCCCGCGAGGGAAACTGATTGCCGCCGCGCGTGCGCTTTATGAGAAGCAGCCTGACGCGGCGGAATTGAATGTATTCGGATTTTCGGCGGACGATTTTTCAGAAAAGGAGACCACTTTTGGCGTATGGCCGTGCAACTGGCAGGCGGTGCAACTGTTTATTGGAGTATCGACGCAGTGGCGTATCGGAATGTCGGGTGCGACGGGGTTGGATTATTCCGCAGTCGCAGCAGTTATGGAATGCGGCAATATCAAGTCGAAGAAACGGAAAGCACTGTTGGAGAAAGTCCGCCTGATGGAGCTTGAAGTGTTGTCAATGTGGGCAGGCGAACATGAATAACGAAACCAAGATTTATATTACCGCCGAAACTGGCGGTGTCGTCAGCGGCGTAGAAAAGGCAAAACAATCCATCAAGTCTTTGGGGGATGTGGCATCTTCCCAGGGGCGGCGTATTTCTGACGGATTGGTACATAGTGGCGACGGAGCAGAGAAATCATCGACGGTAGTGTCGGCGGCATCGAAGCGGACGGAACGGTCTTTGGCTTCTCTGGAGAATGCCATCCGCCGCGATATAGCCGTTAAGATTGCAGGCGGTAAGGCAAACCGAGAGTATTACGAAGAGCTTGCGCGCCAGCGCGGTATCGATATTGCACGGCTTAATCCGCTACTGTCCCAATTGGACAGGCATAATACGCAGACCAATCGCGCTACGCAGTCTGTCAAGCAGTTCAATAACGCATTGCGGCAAACCCCGGCACAAATTACCGACATCGTTACCCAGCTTGCAGGCGGGCAAAGCCCGTTTCTGATCATGATTCAACAGGGTGGGCAGTTGCGTGATATGTATGGCGGCTTCGGTGGTATGCTTAAGGGACTGGCCACGGTCATTTCCCCTATGCGCCTTGCTGTCGCGGGGTTGGGCGGCGGCATTGCGGCATTGGGTTATGCGATGTATCAGGGGGCAGAGGAATCGTGCGAATACCGTAAAGCCTTGATACTTGCCGGAGATGCAGCAGGGATTACTGCAGACAGGATGCAGGAAATCGCTGTTTCGGTCGGGGCAGCGACGGGCGGCTATGCTGATGCGCGTGCTGCAATTACGGCCTTGGTCTCAAGCGGCAAGGTTGCAACGGACAATTACGAACAGTTCGCCCGGAGTATTACCCTCCAGTCGCAGGCAACGGGGCAAAGTATTGACGATTTGGTTGAGAAATATACTGAAATCGCCAAAGACCCGCTGAAAGCTGTGGTATCCCTATCAGCCACCTACCGGACAATGACTGCCGATGTTTACCAGCAGGTCAAGGCTTTGCAGGCACAAGGTCGGGAACAGGACGCGGTTGCATTGGTGCAGCGGAAATTCTCCGAAGAGTCGGAGGATATGGCAAAACGCGTACTGGGTAATCTTGGGTTGATTGAGCGGGCGTGGAAGGATATTAAAGAAAGTGCGTCGGAGGCATGGGATGCTGTTAAATCCATAGGTAGGGACAAGACCAAGCTGGATGAAATTGCCGCGCTAGATTCGTTTATTTCCCAAATCGAAACCAGCAAGAAACATCCGGTTACACAATTGTTTTGGGGTGAAGAGGGTGAGCGTAAGCTGCAGGAAGCCTATGCGCGGCGTGCCCGGTTGCGTGCCGAAATCGACAAGGAGGCAGCCGCTGCTGAAACTTTGCGGCAGAAACAGAAGCAGAACCAAAATCGAACTGAAGGTATAGCCGAATTGGAGGCTGTTTCGGAACGTTATGCCACTCGAGAGCAGCAACGGCAGCGCGAACTGCTTAAAAACGACAAAGCACGGAAAAAGGCGTTGGACGGCATCACTGACGCGAAAAAGCGGCAAGAAATCATTAATAAGCACGCGGCAAATGCCAAGCTGATTAATGAAAGTTTTGCCGAGAAAAAACACGAACGACAGAAAGAAAAAACGGATAAAACAAGCTACCCCACTGTTTCGAACGGCTTGAGGATTAAACCGGGAGCCGAAGCGGGCGGCAAAGCGCTAGGCGGAACATATGCCTTCGCGCATGCCATGCAGCAGATGCTGGGAGACCGTCTGTTCCGTTTCGGCGCCTTCCGAGATCGATACCACATTGGGAAAAACAGCCTGCATAACAGTGGATTGGCATTTGATGCCACTCCTTCTCCCGGTATGGGGATGAAGCAGAAACAGGAAGTTGTCGCCCAAATGACCCGTTATCTTGAGTCGTTGGGGTTTAAAAACGGGCAGGATTTTAACCTTAAACTGGAACTTGCCGGACAGCGCAATAAAAACGGTACGGTAGCAACCGGCGACCACTGGCATTTCAACTGGCGTTCTCGAGAGGCGGCTGCGCGATTTGCCGGCGGTGTTGAGGGCCAGGTGAAAAATATGGCGCACCTCGGGTTGTTTAAGGGAGTGGAGAAAGAACCTCTTTCCGGCTACGAAAAATGGCACGAGGATTTTAACCGTCGGGCGGCGGAGGCGGGAGCGAAGCGGGTGCTGGAAATTTTAAACGGCAACCGCGCCATCGGCGAACAGTTGAAGTTGTTGTCCGACCCGACTTTCGGCGATTGGACGCTGAAGCAGCAGGCCGATGCCCGCGAGCTGGCGGAGAAGGCCGATGCGCAGGATAGTTTGACGGCCGCCTCCAAAAAATATTCCGACATAGTGAAGCAAATGACCGACGATTCGAAAGAAAAGTTGGATGACAGGCTGTTTGAAATTTCGCTTATCGGCAAAACCCGTGAAGAAATCGAGAAACTGACGCTGGCGAGACTGTGGGACAGACAGATAGCGAAAGCCCGTGAAGAAGGTGCGCCGTTGGAAAGTATCGATTTATTGGAGCGCGGCAAGGCGGAAGGGATGAGCAATCTTTCTCAAATGCAGAAGGCGCGTGCAGACAGCGACAATGATTGGCGCGGCGGTATCGAGTCCGGCTTGAAAAGCTACATCGATTCATTCGGAACGATGAGGCAGGCGATGGAAAATGCCACCGTACAAACCTTCGACAAAATGGGGGATGCGCTGGCAGACTTTGTTGCCACAGGCAAACTTGATTTTCGAAGCCTGACTGTTTCCATTTTGCAGGATTTGTCAAAAATGCTGATTAAAATGGCGATTGTCAATGCAATGAAGTCGGCGTTGGGTTATGCCGACGGCGGTATTGTCGGTGGAGGAAGTACGCAGTTCGACGCGTTGTTTTCCGGCGGCGGCTATACCGGCTACGGCGGGAAGTATGAGCCTGCCGGCATTGTTCACAAGGGCGAAGTCGTATTTTCCCAGCGGGACGTACGTAATCACGGCGGCGTTGCGGCTGTCGAGCGGCTGCGGTTGAATGGTTATGCCGGTGGCGGCGCAGTAGGACTGCCGTCCGTTTTGACCGGAGTCCGTTCGGCCGGGGCTGGAAGCATGCAGGTCAACATCACTATAAATCGGGACGGTAGCACCGAATCGGACAGCAGTGCCGATACGGAGATGGCGAAGCATCTTGCCGCTGCCATACCGGGCATGGTGGAACAGTGGTATGTCAAGAATGTGTACCGTGAAAACGGTACTTACCATAAATAGGTCGTCTGAAAGGAACCGATCATGACTGAAACATTCCGATGGCGTGTTGCTTCGGACAATAAGGCTGTACATAAATTCGATGTCCGTTCCGTCCGCTTTGGCGACGGCTACGAGCAACGGCAGCCTAAATCTTTGAAACCGAAGCTGCGAAGCTGGGAGATTAAGATAGTCGGACAAAAGGCTTTGATGGGAGAAATCAAAGCCTTTTTTGATGCCCGGCGCGGTGTTGAGCCGTTTAATTGGAGACCGCCCGACGGCGTGCCTGTATTGGTCAAGGTATCGGAATATTAGGAAACGGCGAAGGGTGGCAAAGCCTACGAATTGAGCTGTACGTTTGAGGAGGTGCTTTCATGAATCCGCGTATAAAGGCCATGTCGGGTGTGATGCTGCAAGCCTTGTCTGCCGCGCAGCAGGATGTTTTGGTCGATTTGTGGCAAGTGGACTTGCGGCCGCTGGGCGGTCGGGTTTTCTATTTCTGCAATCAGGTCAACGAGCGGGGTACGGCGGTTGTCTGGCAGGGACAGGCATATGAGCCTTATCCGATTAAGGCTGACGGCTTTGAATCAACTTCGCAAGGCGCGGGTAACCGTCCGACGCTGACGGTATCGAATCTCTTGGGTTTGATTACGGGCGCGGCGGATCAGTTCGGTCAGCTCGTCGGCGTGCTGGTTGTGCGCCGTCAAACCTATGCCAAGTTTTTAGATGCGGTCAATTTCCAGTCCGGGCGCAATCCGACCGCAGACCCGATGCAGGAAGTCGTCGGCAAATATTTGGTTGAACGGATGACGGCATTGAATGCAGAAACGGCAACCTTCGAACTTGCCGCGCCGTCCGAATCGGATGGTTCGGTCATTCCCGCCCGTATTATGCTGGCAAATACCTGCTGCTGGCAGTATCGCGGCGAAGGGTGCGGTTATACGGGGCGTGCGGTTGCCGACCGTTTCGATATGCCCACGGACGATGCGTCCAAAGACGTATGCAGCAAAACACTGACAGGATGTAGGGCGCGGTTTGGCGCGACGGCAGTTTTGCCGTTCGGCGGTTTCCCATCTAGTGATAAGGTAACGACATGATGGATTTGGATTTGTTAAGTGAAGAAGCCCGCCGCGAAATGCTGGCGTGTGCTGAAGAAGCCGTACCGTCTGAAATGTGCGGGGTTTTGGTTTTCAGTTATGAAGGCTATGAGTTTCTGCCTTTGTCCAATTGCGCCGAAAATCCGCATGAAACCTTTGAGATTTCCGCTGACGACTGGATGGCGGCGGAGCGCGTCGGCGAGATTGTGGCAGTCGTGCATTCCCATCCGCGCGGCGAGCCGTTTTTATCGGGTGCAGACAGATGGATGCAGGTCGAAACGGGCTTGCCTTGGATTTTGGTTACACAAGGCCGTCTGAAACTGTTCCGCCCCGTTCCGCATTTGCGCGGGCGTGTATTCGAATACGGCAAGACGGATTGCGGCGCGCTGGTGCGCGATGCCTTCATGCTGATGGGGCTGGTTTTTCCCGACCATCCACGCGGTGATATGGATGAGGACGCAGCGGCGGGCTTTTGGGAAAAGCATTTGGAAAACTGCGGGTTTTCCCGTGTTTCAGACGGCCTTTGCGCCGGCGATGTGGTCTTGACGGCAACGGGCGGGCATGCGTCCCATGCCGTCCTGTATTTGGGCAACGACTGGATGCTGCACCATGCCTACAATCAATTGAGCTGCCGTGTACCTTATACCCGCTATTGGGCGGATGTTACGCACAGCGTTTGGCGGCATCCCGATTTCGAGCCGGCCATGATGCAGGCACTTGAGAACGATTTTACCCATATGGAGCAAGCATGATTACTGTTTGTCTGTACGGCGGCCTTCGCGAATACGGCCGCCGTTTTGTTTTGCACGTCGAGACGCCAGCCGAAGCCCTGCACGCTCTGTTTACCCAAATCAAAGGCTTGCGTCAGCGGATTCGGGACGGGGTGTATCAGGTTCGGTTTGACGGTAAAGACCAGTCGGAAGAAACGATAGGTAGCGTTTTCAGACGACCTGCTGACGGTGTATTGCACATTGTTCCGCGCGTACAGGGTGCAGGTAAAAATGGCGGGTTGATCCAAACCATTGTCGGAGTGGTTTTGATTGTAGTCGGTGCGTATACGAGTTGGGCCAGTGGTGCGCAGCTTATCGCCGTCGGTATCGGTATGGTGGCTGGCGGTGTCGCCCAAATGTTGACCAAACAGCCCAAATTGGATGCCGACGGCAAGGGGGTGGAGGAGAGTAAGAATTCTGCTTTTTCCAACCTTGCCAATACAACGGCACAGGGTCGCCCTGTGCCGTTGGCTTACGGGCTTTGCTACTGCGGCAGCCGTGTTGTATCGCAGGGTGTGCAGTCCCGCCGTATCGAACCGTCATCGACGGCGGCTTCGTCAGGTGCGGTGTTGAATTTGGGTTTGTCCAAGACATTCGTTCAAGGCGTAGCAGCAACCGCGCCGAACGGGCAGAAATACCGTACCGACTTTTCAGACGACAGCGTGCGGGCGCGCAATTATAAGGCGGCGTTTTCGGGCTGAAATGTCGTCTGAAAAATCGAAACGCCGCGAAGGAGCAAACTTCGCGGCGTGTCTGTTTTTGTTTGTGTATTTTTGGGCTTTGATCGGTATTCTGAATACCGTGAAGTAAGGTTTTGAATCAGGAAAGGAAACAATATGGGCGGCAAATCGGGCGGAGGACAACGGACACCTTATGAAGCCCCAAACAGTTTATCCAGCGCCCAGTCGCTGCGGATTATTGATGCGGTATCCGAAGGTGTGGTTTCGGGGTTTGCCAACGGCGATGATGCGCCGTTCAAAAGCGTGTATTTTGATGACACTCCTGTCCAAAATTCGGACGGCAGCTACAATTTTAATGGAGTTACGGGTTATTTCCAGCGTGGCGAGCAAGACCAGTCCTATGTTCCGGGTTTCGATGCTTCCGAGCGCACCGTAGCCGTTTCGGCTGCGGTGAAGCAGAATCAGCCGATGGTTCGCGCCGTTACCGACGAATTGGTCAGCCGTTTGCGGATTACGGTCGCTGTCGAGCGGAATGCACAGGTTGAAGACAACGGCGACACCGTGCCTGCTGATACCTTAATGCGCGTTGAGTTGATAAACAGCAATGGTGTGCAGGCATCAAATCAGGTGCGTTTCAATGAAAAATCCAGCGGGACATATTATCAGGATGTCGAATTTGATGTGGTGCCGCAAGTGCCGTTCAATATCCGCGTTTTCCGAATTTCGCCTGATTCCAAGACCGACAAGGTCAGCAACAATACCTATTTTTCGTCCTACGTTGAAATCGTTGATGCGAAATTGAGCTATCCGCATACCGCGTTTGCGGCATTGTCGATTGATTCGGCGCAGTTCGGGAATCAGATTCCGCGTCGCAATTATTTGATGAAAGGCCGCTTGGTCAAAGTGCCGTCCAATTACAATCCTGAAACCCGCCAATATACGGGTGGAACATGGGATGGCAGTTTCAAAACCGCATGGACAAACAACCCGGCATGGGTTTTTTACGATGTGCTGACCCAGCCGAGATTTTCCACGCTGGCACGTCGTCTGAATGTGGCAGACATAGACAAATGGAGCCTGTACCAAATCGGGAAATATTGCGACGAGCCGGTCGATGACGGCTTCGGCGGCAAAGAGCCGCGTTTCGTCTGCAACGCCTACATTACCGACCTGATGCAGGCAGGTGAATTTTTGAACAATCTTGCCAGCGTCTTTACCGGTTTACCGGTTTGGAACGGACAGCAAGTATCCGTCGTCATGGATGCCGACGCCGATCCGGTGGCGCAATATACCAATGCCAATGTTAAAGACGGCCTGTTTAATTATGCGGGTGCAGCGTTGAAGTCCATTCATACTGCTGTTCATGTGCAGTATATAGACAAATACGATGGCTATCGCGCTAAAACAGAATATGTAGCCGACAACGAAGCCATTGCCCGCTATGGTTTGAATATCAAGCAGATTACTGCGTTCGGCTGCGATTCGCGCGGGCAGGCGGCACGTTTCGGCGCATGGACGCTGCAAACTGAGTTGCGGCAGCAGAACGCCGTAACGTTTGAAATCGGGCGTGAGGGGTTGAAGCATCTGCCTTACGACATCGTGCAGATTATGGACAATCAATACGCAGGTGCAGAGTTGTCTGGACGTGTTGCCGCCATTTCGGGCAATGTGCTGACGCTGGATCGACCTGTATCCGATGCGGTCGGAGCCTTGGTGTTTTATTCTGAAGGCGGTAGTCTGAAATCAGCGAAGATAACTGCGGCAGCAGGCAATAAGGTTACTTTGGAGCGTGAGGTGCCGTTGCAGGCTGGCGATACGTGGGTTTTATCCGGCAAAGTCAAGCCGCGCCTCTACCGTGCCATCGGCATCAAAGAGAATACGGATGCGGGTACTTATACCGTTACCGCGTTGCTGCATGACCCGAAAAAATATGCTGCCGTGGATAGTTTTGCGCATTTTGACCATGAAATTACCACGCTGCACAACACTGCCCCTGTGTTGACCGATGCGGCTGTCAATACCGACGGTGGGACAGTTGTGGTGACATGGGACAACCTGGCCGCAAACGGTCAGGTTTTAACTTACGATATTAAGATTTACCGTAACAACAGCCTATACCGCCATATCCCTGATGCACAGACAGCGGAAATTCGTTTGGAAAATCTGCCGAACGGCAATTATCGGGCGGAAATACGCGGCCGTAATGCACGGGGTGTACTGTCCGCACCGTTGGTTAAGGCTTGGAGTATCGACTATACCGTTACCGGATTGAGGACGACGCCGAAAACACTGTCTGTGACCGTGGATTGGGTATTGCCGCAAACCGTTGTTTCCGATTTGGTTTTCGAGCTGTGGTATAGCAAGACCAACAATCTTCAGACGGCAACGAAACTCGCGTCGCTGGCGTATCCGCAAAACAGTTATACCTTAACCGGCGTCGGCGTTGCCGACGTTTATTATTTCTGGGTGCGCATACGTGATATTGCAGGAAATACGGGGGAATTTACCGCTGCCGTACAGGGTAGGGCAGATAACAATCCTGCGCCGATAGTGCAGCAGATTCAGGGTGCAATCGGGAAGTCTGCATTAAGCAGGGAGCTGATAGACACGCTGAATCGTGATATGGCTGCGGCTGCGGGGTTGAAAGTGTCTGCAGAGGCAGCGGAACGTGCTAAAGCCTTACAGGAGGAAGCACGGGCGCGAACGGCGGCAATACAGGCGGAATCATCTGCCCGAACTGCCGAGCTTGCCAGAAAGTCATCCGAAATCGGTACGCGTATTGCCGCAACAGAAGCTGTCAATGAGCAGCAGGCGCAGCAAATCCAAACTGTTACGTCTGCGCAAGGCAATACCGCCGCCGGGCTGGAAGCCGAAAAAAAAGCCCGTACCGATGGCGACAGAGCCGAGGCGCAGGCGCGTGAAACACTGGCTGTCAGACTTGGTAATGCAGAAAGCGGTATTTCGGCATTGCGGGAAACCGTAACACGTCAGGATGCTGCCAGGTCGTCTGAGATCAACACGTTGACGGCGAAGCTGGAGAATGTTGAAGTCGGCGGTCGGAATTATGCCTTATCAACAGGAACAGCCGGCAAAGTGTTGACCGCTAGCGAGAATAATCAGACCAAAACCGTCACTATCGACGTTTCGTCTGCTTTGGATCTGAAGCAAGGCGATAGTTTGATTATCTCGTGCGATATCGAACTGGTAAACGCCACATCGCCTCATGGCAAACCATACCCGCGAATCGGTGCGGAATTTTCCGTAATCTATGCGGACAACTCGGTAGGTTATTTTGCTGCGTGGTACGGCGAAGCCGTCAGCGGTACGACCAAAACGCTGAAACAGCGTATTGTCGCCAAACACACGGTTGCCAAAGAGGTTAAAGCACTTCGAAGCTTCATCGTTCAGGCGCGGTATCAGACATCAGAATCCATCAAGGTTTCAAATGTAAAACTGGAGCGCGGCACGGTAGCAACTGACTGGAGTCCTGCACCGGAGGACAGTAACGCCGATACGTCTGCTTTGACTACCTTGTCGGCTAAAGTTCAGCAGGCCAGTTCTGCTGTTGCAGAGATAGGAGGGAAAATACAGTCTTTGTACACGCTGAAGACTGAGGCAATAGCAGGCGGTCGTCGGGCAGTTGCAGGGGTTGCAGTGGGAGCCGATGGAAAGACGGGAAGTGGCGAAATCCTCCTGATGGCAGATAAAGTTGCTTATGTCGATCCGAAAGATAAGACGGTTACGCCCGCTTTCGTTACCGTTATCGAAAACGGCAAGGCGAAGCAGGCTTTGAACGGCGACCTGTTCGCGACTGGTTCGATACTGGCAAAGCACATCGCTGCCAACCAGACTATCGAAGCCCCAACGCTGAATGGTGCAACCGTCAATGCAGGTCTAATTAAGGGTGGTACGATACGTGGCGCGCGAATTGAAGCCGTGGATTTGGAGGCCGCTAATATCATCGGAGATGTCGTGGCGGTCAGGACGTTTGAGCTGAAGCAGTCGCCATTAGGTTATCAGGAATTGATATGCCAAATCCCTGATAGCCGAAAAACACGCCGGACGGTTATCGTGCCGCCGGTTTTTGCTGTTGCAGAAAATGGTGCAGTTGTCAGTCTACAACTGCACATGGATGGTGTGATTCAGCGGGAGGTTACGATTCAGTCACCTGAAAAGAGGATAGCGCGTAACGAAAAGTTTTCCGTATGGGTTCCTGGCCCTCCGCCGCTGTATATAAGGACTCCGCAGGAGGTGCCTCTTAGTTTTTCCGTCCCATTCCATCTACCAAAGACAGGCAGTATATCTTTTCAGAAGGGTATCGATGGTGCAGCACATTCGTTGCATATCCTCTGCCGCATTAGCGGCAATTTTGATTATTCACCCTTGGGCGATTTATCGGGTATTGTCTGTCTTATTGTTTAAATTTTAGCCGTCCGAAAGGACGGCTTTTTTCTGCCTGCCTGAGGGTGGGCTTTTTTATGGAGGTTTATTTATGGATCAGGCAAAACGTACAGCCTATGTTAAAATTATTAACGCTTTATTCGACGGAGCTGTCAAGGTGCAGCCCAGTCAAATTACCGAAACCGTCGTTGATATGGTGGACAAGATGTTTGACGAAATTGCGACCTGCCATGAGCGCATCAGGCCGATGGCGGTGTTGGCAGACGGTATTGCAGGAAGTATTGTCAAACTTGCGCCAAACGAAATTCCGCTTATTTTTGGGAATTCGTCGTTTGGAAGCTATCTGAAAAGTAAAACCCGTGATGAAGTGTTTAAAGTGTTGAAGCAAAGCAAGGTTAATAATGCCGGTAAAGTCCTTGAGGCATTTTACGAAAGCTGGTTAAAGTACACTGCAAAAGACCGCCGTCTGAAAGTCTGCATCGTAACCGCGCAATCCCGTTGGCGTTCGCGCTTTGAAATGGAATTGCTGGGAATTTAAACAGGAGCAGAAGTAAATGAAAGCAGTCAGGGATATAGCCTTATGGCTGGCAGTAACGGTTTGGATCAACTTTTTCCCCGACAGTTACCGCTATGATACCGTTCCACAGGGACGGTACGGATACTGGCATGCAGACCATCCGTGGTATCCCTATGTGCGCTTTCTGCTGCCTTTATTTTTAGCCTGTATCCTTTTCTACCGTCATTTTCGGAAACGGAAATAGATACGGCTGCAAAACCATTGGAGGAATAAATGATGAACACGCCGCATCCGCGCCCGAAAATCGCCGTCATCGGCGCAGGCTGGGCAGGACTGTCCGCCGCCGTCACCTTGGCGCGGCACGCCGACGTTACCCTGTTTGAAGCCGGCCGGCAGGCGGGCGGCAGGGCGCGCGCACTGGCCGGAAATACCGACGGTTTCGGTTTTTTGGACAACGGGCAGCACATTTTGCTCGGCGCATACCGGGGCGTGTTGCGCCTGATGAAAACCATCGGTTCAGACCCCCGTGCCGCCTTTTTGCGCGTACCGCTGCACTGGCATATGCACGGCGGTTTGCAGTTCCGCACCCTCCCCCTGCCCGCGCCGCTGCATATTTTGGGCGGCGTGCTGCTTGCCCGGCGCGTACCGTCCGCATTCAAAGCCAAACTGCTTGCCGATATGTCCGATTTGCAGAAGTCCGCACGCCTCGGACAGCCCGACACGACAGTTGCACAATGGCTGAAACAGCGGAACGTGCCGCGTGCCGCCGTGATGCAGTTTTGGCAGCCGCTGGTGTGGGGTGCGCTCAACACGCCTTTGGAAACCGCAAGCCTGCGCGTGTTGTGCAACGTTTTGTCCGACGGCGTGCTGACGAAAAAATCCGGCAGCGACTATCTTCTACCCAAGCAGGATTTGGGCGCAATCGTCGCCGAACCCGCCTTGGCGGAGCTTCAACGGCTCGGCGCGGACATCCGCCTCGAAACGCGCGTATGCCGTCTGAACACCCTCCCGGACGGGAAAGTGCTCGTCAACGGCGAAGCTTTCGATGCCGCCGTCCCCGCCACCGCGCCCTACCACGCCGCCGCGCTCCTGCCCGAAGGCACGCCCGAACACGTTCAGACGGCATATCAAAACCTTCGCTACCACGCCATCACCACCGTCTATCTGCGCTACGCCGAACCCGTCCGCCTGCCCGCCCCGCTGACCGGCCTTGCCGACGGCACGGTGCAATGGCTGCTTTGCCGGGGCAGGCTCGGACTGCCTGAAAACGAAGTGTCCGCCGTCATCAGCGTTTCCGACCGCGTCGGCGCGTTTGCAAACCGGGCGTGGGCGGACAAAGCCCACGCCGACCTCAAACGCATCCTTCCGCATTTGGGCGAACCCGAAGCCGTGCGCGTCATCACCGAAAAACGCGCCACAACCGCAGCCGATGCCCCGCCGCCGGACTTGTCGTGGTTGCACCGGCACCGCATCTTCCCCGCCGGCGACTACCTCCACCCGGACTACCCCGCCACGCTCGAAGCCGCCGTACAATCAGGTTTCGCGTCGGCGGAAGCCTGCCTGCAAAGCCTGAGCGATGCCGTCTGAAAACGCCGGCCGGTATCGGGACGCTTTACAAGGTGCGGCAAAACGCTAAAATACCTTAACCGACCACCAAAAAGGAAAAAGTATGGCGACACTGTCCGACAAAACCATCTTAGTTACCGGCGCATCGCAAGGTCTGGGCGAACAGGTCGCCAAAGCCTATGCGGCGGCAGGCGCAACCGTGATTCTGGTGGCACGCCATCAGAAAAAACTGGAAAAAGTCTATGACGCGATTGTCGAAGCCGGATACCCCGAACCATTCGCCATCTGCTTTGACCTTATTAGCGCGGAAGAAAAAGAATTTGAACATTTCGCCGCCACCATTGCCGAAGCCACGCAAGGCAAACTGGACGGCATCGTCCACTGCGCCGGCTATTTTTACGCCCTCTCGCCGCTGGATTTCCAAACCGTCGCCGAATGGGTCAACCAATACCGCATCAACACCGTCGCACCTATGGGGCTGACCCGCGCCCTGTTCCCGCTGCTGAAGCAGTCGCCCGACGCGTCCGTCATCTTCGTCGGCGAAAGCCACGGCGAAACACCCAAAGCCTACTGGGGCGGCTTCGGCGCGTCCAAAGCCGCGTTGAACTACCTGTGCAAAGTCGCCGCCGACGAATGGGAACGCTTCGGCAACCTGCGCGCCAACGTCCTCGTCCCCGGACCCATCAATTCCCCGCAACGCATCAAATCCCATCCGGGCGAAGCCAAAAGCGAACGCAAAAGCTACGGGGACGTGCTGCCCGCATTTGTCTGGTGGGCAAGTACCGAAAGCAAAGGGCGGAGCGGCGAAATCGTTTACCTCTAAATCCGGAAAAGGCAGGCATCCCGCCCGCGCCGCGATTCCGTTTGAAAAATATCCGTACCTTCCGCGCGCATCCGTCCCGCACAGACAAACACCTTGACTTAAATTTACATAAGGACAATAATGATAACCCGTTATTTCCTTAACTTGACCTTAGGGTAAATTTTATGAAAACCGTTTCCACCGCCGTTGTCCTTGCCGCCGCTGCCGTTTCACTGACCGGCTGTGCGACCGAATCCTCACGCAGTCTCGAGGTAGAGAAAGTCGCCTCCTACAATACGCAATATCACGGTGTTCGTACCCCGATTTCCGTCGGAACATTCGACAACCGCTCCAGCTTCCAAAAAGGCATTTTCTCCGACGGGGAAGACCGTTTGGGCAGCCAGGCAAAAACCATTCTAGTAACGCACCTGCAACAGACCAACCGCTTCAACGTACTGAACCGCACCAATTTGAACGCATTAAAACAGGAATCCGGCATTTCCGGCAAAGCGCATAACCTGAAAGGCGCAGATTATGTCGTTACCGGCGATGTAACCGAATTCGGACGCAGAGATGTCGGCGATCATCAGCTCTTCGGCATTTTGGGTCGCGGCAAATCGCAAATCGCCTATGCAAAAGTGGCTCTGAATATCGTCAACGTCAATACTTCCGAAATCGTCTATTCCGCACAGGGCGCGGGCGAATACGCACTTTCCAACCGTGAAATCATCGGTTTCGGCGGCACTTCCGGCTACGATGCGACTTTGAACGGCAAAGTTTTAGACTTGGCAATCCGCGAAGCCGTCAACAGCCTGGTTCAGGCTGTTGACAACGGCGCATGGCAACCCAACCGTTAAGGAGAAATGATGAATCCGAAAACCTTGAGCCGTTTGTCGCTGTGTGCGGCGGTCTTGGCTCTGACCGCCTGCGGCGGCAACGGGCAAAAATCCCTGTATTATTACGGCGGCTATCCCGATACCGTCTATGAAGGTTTGAAAAACGACGACACTTCGTTGGGCAAGCAGACCGAAAAGATGGAAAAATACTTTGTGGAAGCCGGCAACAAAAAAATGAATGCCGCCCCGGGTGCGCACGCCCATCTGGGACTGCTGCTTTCCCGTTCGGGAGACAAAGAGGGCGCGTTCCGCCAGTTTGAAGAAGAGAAAAGGCTGTTTCCCGAATCGGGCGTATTTATGGACTTCCTGATGAAAACAGGTAAAGGAGGCAAGCGATGAAACCTTTGATTTTAGGGCTTGCCGCCGTGTTGGCGCTGTCTGCCTGCCAAGTTCAAAAAGCGCCCGATTTCGACTACACGTCATTCAAGGAAAGCAAACCGGCTTCAATTTTGGTGGTTCCGCCGCTGAACGAATCGCCCGATGTCAACGGAACATGGGGTGTACTGGCTTCGACCGCCGCGCCGCTTTCCGAAGCCGGCTATTACGTCTTCCCCGCCGCAGTCGTGGAGGAAACCTTCAAACAAAACGGCTTGACCAATGCCGCCGATATTCACGCCGTCCGGCCGGAAAAACTGCATCAGATTTTCGGCAATGATGCGGTTTTGTACATTACGGTTACCGAATACGGCACTTCATATCAAATTTTAGACAGCGTGACGACCGTATCCGCCAAAGCACGGCTGGTCGATTCCCGCAACGGAAAAGAGTTGTGGTCGGGTTCGGCCAGCATCCGCGAAGGCAGCAACAACAGCAACAGCGGCCTGTTGGGGGCTTTGGTCAGCGCAGTGGTCAATCAGATTGCCAACAGCCTGACCGACCGCGGTTATCAGGTTTCCAAAACCGCCGCATACAACCTGCTGTCGCCCTATTCTCACAACGGCATCTTGAAAGGTCCGAGATTCGTCGAAGAGCAGCCCAAATAAGCATATGCCGTCTGAACCTCTCCGAGCTTCAGACGGCATATGCGAATCTTGATACTTGCAAGCCGCACCGCCCAAAATCGAGCGGCCGGTTTCAATATCCGAACAAGGTTCGGGTTCTGTATTTTGCAGAACCCGAACCTTTTATTCAAATTTAAACTTAATTCCGGCGTGGTTGTATGGTATAGTGGATTAACAAAAATCAGGACAAGGCGACGAAGCCGCAGACAGTACAAATAGTACGGAACCGACTCACTTGGTGCTTCAGCACCTTAGAGAATCGTTCTCTTTGAGCTAAGGCGAGGCAACGACGTACTGGTTTTTGTTAATCCACTATAAATTAACACGCAATGTACCCTGACCGGCAAAACTTCCCCAAACTTCATCAAAAAATCAACTGTACCCGTCTTTTTCAGACGGCATTGATACCGTAAGAAATTTCCCATGCAGAAATGGCAAACCGAGCTTTATTCCACACCGCTTTGGCTTTGTCTGACACCGAAAAGCGCGGTCAAAGTCTTGCTGCTGATTACGGCGATGATTACGCTGGTGTTAACCGAAATGCGGCTGAATGTGTTGAGTACCTTTATGTCCAAAGGGCTTTACGACTCGATGCAGGATTTGAAATGCTTCGGCATTTTGGATGTTTGCCGCAATGAACGCGGGCGTGGTGCTGATACGGGCGTTTAACAATGTCGTCAACGACTTCCTCGATCAAGGCTTGGCGATTAAATGGTCGGAGCAGCTCAATGAAGTGCTGACGACGCGCTGGCTTGCCGACAAAAACTACTACCGCCTGCAAATGCGCCGCCACGCGCCGGACAACATCGACCAACGTATCCAACAGGACGCGCAGGATTTCATCGCTTCGACCATCGAATTTGTACGCGGCATGGTCAATTCGGTCGTTACCTCTTTGGAATTTGCCGTTGTTTTGTGGGGCTTGGCTGGCATCCTGACCGTGTTCGGCTTCGACATTCCGCGCGGCATTGTTTGGCTCGTCTTTATTTTTGTGATTTTGGCGACCTTTATCGCGATGTGGATAGGCAACCCCTTGATTCGTTACAACTATGAAAACGAAAAACTCAACGGCGACTACCGTTATTCCCTCATCCGCGTACGCGACCACGCCGAAAGCGTAGCGTTTTACAACGGCGAACAACACGAACACGGCCGGCTTTCCGACCGCTTTAAAGCCATTATCCGCAACCGTTGGCGCATCGCGCGGCAAAGCGTCTGCTTAAGCGGCTTTAACGATATGTTCACCAACGGCATCAAACTCTTCCCCATTATTTTGCAAGCGCCGCGCCTGTTTGCCGGACAAATCAAAATCGGCGACATCCAGCAGACCGTCCAAGCCTTTGCGCGACTGCAAAACGCGCTATCTTTTTTCCGGATGTTCTACAACAAATTCACCGCCTACCGCGCCCGATTGGAGCGTCTGTACGGCTTTTTGCTGAGTACCGAAGAACAACACAGCGCGCGGCAACCCGAGATTAGCGAAGTTTCAGACGGCATTGCACTGGAATGTAAGGCGGCGGCAGCTTTTGCACGAATTGGCGGCAGCTTTTGCACCGCCGAAGCGTAGGAAATTGTATTAGCTTTTGCACAAATTTATCCCCGTTTAATGGTCTGTTAAACGGGGATTATCTTATGCCTTTAAAAGTAGTACGCTACTTGCGGTCAGAACTTATAAATCAGGTGGTCGTCGTAGCTTGAATTGCTGTTGATGTGCTGCTCACAGTCAAGGTTTGGCTGCCTGCAAAACGCTCCCATCCGGTCAGGCGCAGTTCTGCCACGAGGTCAAGATAAGTAGGCAGTTCGCTGCGGGTGCCGGAGAAGAAGACAAATGGCGGCCGCACCATTGCCATCAGGCGCAGAAACTCTACCATGCCGAAGTAGTTCATCGCGTCCCCTTTTCCCCGGCGGCGCGGCTTTGGTTGAACCGCGCGTCGTGCTGCCTGCCTTTCAGTTCGCTGATATACGCCTGCCGACAGTGTTGGCGGTCGAAAAACACGCCGTTGATCAGGGTGTATAAAACCTTCCAGCGGGTTTTGGGCTTTTGGGCGAGCCGCGCGCCGCGATAGGTGCGGCTTGAGAGGGTTTCGTCCGCCGCGCCGCCGGTTAGGGCGTTGAACAGTTGGTCGATGGCTACCAACAGGTGGTAAACGTATTTTTTCAGCCGATGTTTAGCGTCCATTCTTCGATTTCCTTTTCCAGCGCGTCCAATCCTGGCGCGGTTTCGATGGTGTTCAATTTGTCTTCGAGCTGCTGCCGCTTTCCGATAATCGCGCCGGCGGCAACGGCCAGGCGGGCGGATTTTTCGACAACTTTTTCAATCAAAACGTCCAATTCCACGCCCCTTGCGGCGGCGATTTGCGCCAGCATCGGGGTCGGGGCGTTGTTGTCCGCCTGCCGCGCGAGGGCTTCTTTTTCCTGCCTGTAAAAGCTGTCGATTTCCACTTGGGGATAGCCCGCCAAGAGGCTGTTTTTGAGTTCGTCCGCCTTTGCCGCGAGGCGGAATGCCGTGGCGGTTTTTTGTTCGGCGAAACGGGCGGCGGCAGCGGCTTCGCCGATTTCCCATTTCTTGCCGTCCCATTCGTGGTATTCGGACGGGCGCGGCGGGGTTAAAACGGGGCGGCCGTCGGAATCTGCGGCAATCTGCCCGCCCTGCGTCTGTCCTGCCAAAAGGGCGGCGTATTCTTCGGCGCGGACGGCAACCGCGCCTTCGGGGATGCTGCCCAATGTGTCGTCGTAAAAGCCGTTTTTGAAATAGATGGTCATTTCGGGGTTTCCTTTTTTGTATATCGTCGCTTTACAATTAAATAAAAGTTTTGTATCCTTTGGCGATACAGACGGGGTGGGATGATGATTGTTTCTTTCAAACACAAAGGGCTTGAACGCTTTTTTAAAACAGGCTCGCTATCGGGCATCCAAGCCGGGCATTCCGTCAAACTGAATCTGCTTCTAACCGCGCTGAATGCCGCGCAAACGCCTTCGGATATGGCTGTGCCGAGTTGGAATCTTCATCCCCTCAAGGGCAGTTTGTCGGGACATTGGGCGGTTAAAGTCAACGGAAATTGGCGTTTGACTTTTCGTTTCAACGACGGCAATGCCGAAGTTGTCGATTATCAGGATTATCACTAGGAATAATATGAAAATGCACAATCCTGCCCACCCGGGCCTTGTTTTAAAAGAGTATATTAACGGTGCAAGCATTACCGATATAGCGAAACGCCTGGGTGTCAGCCGGGTTGCCTTATCGCGCATTGTCAACGCCCAATCTTCGATTACGCCCGAGATGGCGGTTCGTTTAAGCCAACTGCTCAATACTTCGCCTGATTTTTGGCTGAATATGCAGGCCGGTTATGATTTGTGGCAAATCAGGCAACGCAAAACTTTTGATATTGCGCCCTTATTTCCCGAACCGCCTTTGTCTTCGATGCAAACAGGTGCAAGGGCTTAACCCTGCGGCCGCTGCTTATCGGGCGCGCCCGACTATCCTTTCCCGCGCGGTTTCGGCCGTGCGGTTTTTTGTTGCCGGTGCCGTCCGAAGGGGGCAGCGGCTTTTTGCGCGGTCATTCCCGCCTTTCGTTATTCCCGCCACTTTCCGTCATTCCCGCGAAGGCGGGAATCCCGAAACCCCTGCCGCCGTCATTCCCGCGCAGGCGGGAATCCAGTCCGTTCGGTTTCAGCCGTTTCCGATAGATTCCTGCCGCGTTTGGGGTCTGGATTCCCGCCTGCGCGGGAATGACGGCGGCGGGGGGTCGGTTTTTTCCGATAGATTCCTGCCGCGTTTGGGGTCTGGATTCCCGCCTGCGCGGGAATGACGGTGGCGGGGGTTTCTGTTTTTTCCGATAGATTCCTGCCGCGTTTAGGGGCTGGATTCCCGCTTTCGCGGGAATGACGAAAGCGGCGGGAATGACGAAGAGTGGCAGGATTGGCGGGGCATAGGTTTCGGGGGATTGGCGGCGCGGCCGGTTTCGGTCGGATTGCTTGGATCGGCGGGCTGAAGCCCATCTCTACAGCCCATCTCTACAGCCCATCTCTACAGCCCGTCTCTACAGCCATCTCTACAGCCCGTCTCTACAGCCATCTCTACAGCCATCTCTACAGCCCGTCTCTACAGCCATCTCTACAGCCCGTCTCTACAGCCATCTCTACAGCCATCTCTACAGCCCGTCTCTACAGCCATCTCTACAGCCCGCTAGTCTTGCAGTGCCTCGAGCAAGCCGTCTCGGCGGCGGCGGTTTCGGGGTCCGGTTGATGTTCTTCCACTCTCTCTTTGCGGTTCTTCGTTGGTTTCAGGTATTTCGGGGCCTATCGGGGAGCTGGCGGCGTTTCCCGAGGCGGCTTTGCCGATGGCCATCCAGTCGCAACTGCCTTCGTACCAGTTGGTAATAATGGCGGCGGCGTGGTTTTTTGCGCGGATAAACAGCCAGTTGTGTTGCCTTCGATCGCCGGTAACGCGTCCCGAATGGCGTTCGGATACGAAGCATTTGACGTTGCCGTCGGCAAAGGCGACGGGGAAGACGACTTCGTTTTCGATGGGGCCGCCGCTTCGTGTGAACCTGTAGCTGCCGGTCTGTATCATTGTGCCGTCGGGGAATCTGACAATATCCACGCCGCCGATGGTTTGGCGTGTGAATTGCGCGGCAACGGCGGTGCTGATTTTTTCGTCCAGCCCTTGGATTTGGGCGGCGGTGTGGGTGTGGGCGCGGTCTGCTTTGTCTTGGAGGTTTTGCGCCAGCGTGCCCGCGTCCAGCGCGCCGGCGTTGATGGTTTCGCCGTGGGACTTTATCCAAAACACGGCTTCGCCCAAGGTGTCGGCGGCTTTGATGCACAGTTTTAAAACCAGGGCTTTGGGGCGGTTTTCGTCGCCGCCTGTCGCCATTTTGCTGTCCGGGCGCGGGGTTAAAAAGCCGTTGTCGTTTAAATCGCCGTCCGTCCAAGTCGATACGAGCGCGCTTCTCTGCCTTTCGTTGTGGTCTTCGTAACCGACGGCTGCCGTGTCTGTGTGGTTTGTCCAGTGTGAAAATACTTTGTGGACGTGCCGTTTGATTTCGTCTTCCTGCTTCGTTCCGACTGCCAAGCTGTTGCCTGCGTTGCGGATAAAGCGGTCTTCCGCCTGCGGGACGTTTTGGATGCTGCCGTATTTTCCGGTCAGCAGACGGTACAGCTCGGGATAAGCGGTTTCGGTTACGCGCGTGCGGATGTCGTCAAACGCCAGCCAGCCGGTCGGGATTTGGTCGGACGGAAACCACGCGGTCATGCCGATGTCGGTACGGCTTAAATCGGGCAGGCGGTTGCTGTTGCCCAAGGCGCGGTAGAGGTCGGGGAAGGTGTTTTGTGCAAAGGTCGTGCCGTTGGCTTTGAGATAGCCTGCGGGGTTTCGGACGGCTTTGGGAAAGGATACGATCGCGCCGACGGGGATGCCGTCCGAATTGAGTTTTTTCCATGCGGACCAGTTGTCGTTTGCGCTGCTCGTTTGGTGGCGTTCGTACACGTCGGACGTGTAGGCGGGATAACCCAACTGCCTGCACCAGCCGTGTTTCGTGCCGGCGATGACTTGGATATGGCAGGCGGTGTTTTCAACGGGCAGGTTGGAGCTGCCGACCGCCGTCGACAGGGAATAGATGCCGTCTGTTTTGAGGGTGTTCAAATCGCCCCGGAAGGTTTCGACTTTGAAATTGCCGATGCCGTATCCGGACAGTGTGTTCGGTTTGCCTTCGATGTCTTCGGCAAAACGCGGTTTGTTGGCTTTGTGGAAGATGTCGTGGTTGTTGTAGGAAATGCGGTTGTTTGCGCCGTGCAGGCGCAGGGTGTCGTCGCCGAAGACGATGTGGGCGTTGTCGGCATCCGCGCCGATGTAGGCTTTGTGGCCGCCGTTCCAGTTCGTCTGGTTGGCGGATAAATGGATGCCGCTTTGGAATTGGGTTTGGGCGGTAAAGGTTTTTTGGCCGCCGATTTCTTGGTTGCCGGTGGTAACTACAGCCAGTCTATTCAGTGCTGCCAGTAATTGATTAGGCTGCGACTTATCCGGCTGGATACCGGCCGCAGTCAGCACGGCCAGCAGCTCGGATTGCACTTGGTTGAGCCACCACGCGGGCAGGATGGTGCCCAATTCGGACACGCCGTCGCCGTCGTGGAAGGTCTTATCGGGGGTTTCGATGGGGTGCATGGTTTAGTCCTTATCGGTAGGTAAATCGGATAGCGGTGTGGGCGGGCTTGAGGCGGTTGAACAGGCTTTCGATCACGGCATCGCTGTAATCGGTCAGCCTGTCGCCCGCCGCCGAGATACCGGCGCGGAATCGGGTAATGCGGTTGTTGCCGCCGCGCACGTTAACGTGCCACACCCACATGATTTCCTGCGGCGCAAGACGGTCGCCCGCACGGTTGACACCGGCGCGGAACGGCTGCGGTTCGTCGATTTGGATTTGATAGCCCGCCGCCTCGGCCAAACGCACAAAATAAGGAATACTCAAGCCGCCTGTTTCGTTTAGCTTGGCCATGACGGCCAACACACGGCGCTGGCGGTTTTTGCCCGTACCGTCCAAACCTAATACGCGCTCCCAATCGGCCAGCATTTGGCCGGCGCTGCGCGGGTCGACGGCATCGGCAACGCTTTGAGCCGATTCCGCTACCGCATCCAGCGCTGCGCCGTCTATTTCTGCCTGCGCCCGCACACGCGGGGCATTGCGGGCATACGACACGGGGGGCAACAGACCCCGCAAGATGTCTTGATAGCTCATGACGGCATCTCCGTTACATTAATCGCGCCCGCTTTAAACCACTCGATGCGGTTAACCGTATCGGCGGCACGGTTGGCCGTCGGCGCAGTCAGACGGCGGTCGATCACACCATCCACATTGCTGATAGCCGCCTCGATTTGCGACACAGTCAGGCCGTCGCCGGGGATCAGGGTGTCGAAATATTCTTTTAGGGCCGTCCGTATGCGGCGCTTGGCCTCGTCCAAGTCGATGCCGTCGAGCTTGACTTGCACGGTAACAGGCACCGCCGTTACGGTTGGCTTGAGTACCAGCGCATTTTTTGCCGTTACCGGGCGCATCTCGTCGATATAAGCCTGTACGCGGCGCACAGTTTCTTCCGATGGCACACCGTCGGCGGAGGTAATGGCAATATCCACCGTACCCAAGCCGCGGCGCAGCGGATAAACATATGCGCTGGTTACGCCGTCAACACTCAACGCCCAGTTTTTATAGTCGTAACGGTTGCCGCCTGCGGGCGGTCGGCGGATGATTTTCAACAGACGCGCCAGCAGTGAGGCATCGCTTTCTCGGTCGGTGCCGCCTTGTACGGTAAGGCGGCATTCGGTGGCCACACCGGCGGGGGCGGCCATCAGTTGCGCCTCGCCGTCGCCACATTGGCGGCCGCGCCCGGCTCGTCGGCGATTGCCGGTATTTCCGCCGTGCCGCCGCTGCCGATAACGGCGCGGGCGGTAGTGCGGTAAAAACGCTGGCCGATACGCACTTGCAGGCCGGCGGATTCGCATTTGAAGTGCAACTTTCCCTAACAGAAAAAGGCCAGTATGCGGTAGCATACGACCTTTCCTGCAAGAAAGATTGCCATGAGCTACACGCAACTGACCCAAGGCGAACGATACCACATCCAATACCTGTCCCGCCACTGCACCGTCACCGAAATCGCCAAACAGCTGAACCGCCACAAAAGCACCATCAGCCGCGAAATCAGACGGCACCGCACCCAAGGGCAGCAATACAGCGCCGAAAAAGCCCAGCGGCAAAGCCGGACTATCAAACAGCGTAAGCGACAAC